GTTACGACAATAGGCACCGCCGCATACAGCGCAAGCCAATCTCGTAAAGCACAAAAACGTGCTGAAGAAAACGCTCAAACTCGCGCGTTAATTGAAGGGTCTGCCCCGAATATCGCGATGGTTAAAGAAATTGTCCCTGAAGAAGTACAGGGTAGCGAAGTTGCTGGATTAGAAGCAGCGTTAGACGCGATGGATTACGAAGGCGGTCAGCCCCCGATTCCTGGAGCACCGGAACAAGGTGTCATGCCTACTGATATGTCTGAAGAAGAATTAATGGCGATATTAGAACAACAGGGCGGGTTAGAAGGTTTGTTGCCACAAGGTATGGCCGACGGTGGGCCGGTAGGTACGCCTAGCGATGTATATTATTTTGGCGTTCCACAAATTATGGGAATGATGCAAGACCCCGATCCACAGATCCAGCAGGTTGGTATGCAACTTGCGGATCAAATGGAAATGACCCCTGATGCGGGGATGGTGCCAGCTACGCAACAACAAATACAAACGATGGCTAACGGTGGCCGAATATCTTCTGAAAGGTTAAACCAACAAAGACTCCGTTGAGCACTCCCCTTGAACAGCTAAAGGAAGTAGACCTATCGCATTTGTCGAAAGATGAAGCGAAAGAGTTTACCCTTCTCCTAGAGGAATTAGAAAAGCGTGAAAAGCGTGAAAGTTCTATGGCGTCGTTTTACGATTTTGTTAAAACGATTTGGCCGGAGTTTATTGCGGGTGCGCACCACAAAAAGATGGCCGAGGCATTCGATAAAATCGCCAGCGGAGAATCAAAGCGCCTCATAATCAATATGCCGCCGCGACATACGAAGTCTGAATTTGCTTCGTATTTGTTCCCAGCTTACTTATTAGGTAAGCGTCCTAAATTAAAAATCATTGAAGCTACGCACACAGCTGACCTTGCGATCAACTTTGGTCGTAGGGTTCGTGACTTAATTGAAAGCGAAGAGTATGCGGAGATATTTCCGACTACCGAACTAAAAGCTGACTCACGAAGCGCGGGTAAATGGAATACATCGCAGGGCGGTCAGTATTATGCGGCGGGTATTGGCGGCGCACTCGCGGGTCGTGGTGCTGATTTGTTTATTATTGACGACCCCCACTCCGAACAAGACGCTTTTTCGGATAAAGCGTTAGAAGAAGCGTATGACTGGTATCAAACTGGCCCCCGTCAGCGCCTTCAGCCAGGAGGTGCGATCGTTATCGTAATGACTCGTTGGTCTAAAAAGGACGTAACGGGTAAATTAATCAAGCGGATGACGCAAGAAAAGGGTGGCGACGAATGGGAGGTTATTGAGTTTCCCGCGATATTGCCGTCAGGTAAACCGCTATGGCCTGAATTTTGGTCATTAGACGAATTAGAAGCTACGAAAGCGTCGATACCTCCGTCTAAATGGGCAGCGCAGTATATGCAGCGGCCTACGGGCGAGGGTATTTCGATTATTCCTAAAGAATGGATAATGGAATGGCCTAGAGATAACCCTCCATCTTGCGATTATTTAATACAAAGTTACGATACGGCGTTTTTAAAATCCGAAAGATCAGACTATACGGCGATAACCACGTGGGGGGTGTTCTACCCCGAAGGTAAAATCGGCGATGAACACTATAGTGGGCAGGATGCGCATATAATTTTGTTAGATTGCGTAAAAGAGCGGTTAGATTTCCCTGAACTCAAGCGCGAAGCGATGCGTTTATACGAACATTGGGAGCCTGATTCGGTAATTATCGAAACAAAAGCCTCTGGTATCCCGTTAACGCAAGAATTACGGCGGCAGGGTATCCCAATAAATACCTTTTCACCGAGCAAAGGTCAGGATAAGATCGCAAGACTAAACGCGGTTAGTGGAATTTTCCAAGAAGGTCGTGTTTGGGTGCCTGATACGAACTGGGCGCAAGAATTAGTAGACGAAGTTGCTGATTTTCCGAACGGGGACAATGATGATTGCGTAGATGCAACTACATTAGCCCTAAGTCGCTTTAGACAGGGCGGATTTTTGCGATTAGATGGCGATTATGACGACGAAGAAGAGTATTATCCGAAAATACGGGCATATTACTAATTTACCGTCTCAAAAAATAAGAGTAGGGTAGCGTTCCATGGCTGAAGTGCAATTCCCAGAAGAGTTTGAAGGTGAAGAAGAGGTAGAAATACTTTTTGACGAGGAAGATAACCTCGTTGACCCTTCTATGTTAGAAATGGAAGTAGATATTCCGTTCGAGGAAAATCTCGCCGAGTATTTAGACCCTGCTACTCTATCTGAAATTTCTAGTGAACTTCTTAGCGCGTACGAAAACGATGTTGACTCCCGTCAAAACTGGTATGAAACATTTAAAGACGGTTTAGAGCTACTAGGTATCGAAAATGACCCTCGTAGCGAACCGTTTGAGGGCGCGAGCGGCGTATACCATCCTGTATTAGCTGAAGCGGCTACGCATTTCCAAGCGCAAGCGTATAAAGAACTACTACCAGCTAACGGCCCTGTAGATACAAAGATAATGGGCGCGTCTAACGATCCTAAAGCGATGCAAGCTAATCGCGTTAAGGATTTTATGAATTATCAGCTGATGTACAAAATGGACGAATACGATCCTGAGATGGATCAGATGTTGTTCTTTTTGCCGTTGGCAGGTTCTGCGTTTAAGAAATGTTATTACGACCCTACGATGGGTCGTGTTGTTTCTAGGTTTATTAAAGCTGAAGATTTAGTTGTTCCGTATACAGCTACGGATTTACACACTTCCCCCCGTATTACACACCGTTTGACTATGACGGAGAATGATCTTCGTAAACTACAGCTCAGTGGTTTTTATATAGACGAGGAAATGAATCCTCCGTCTTATTCTGATGACAGTGATTCGGTACAACAAAAGATTGATCAGCTAGACGGCGTTACTCGTACAGGGAACCAGCACGACTATACGTTACTTGAGTTCCACGTTGAGTTAGATATCGAAGGTTTTGAGCATACGGATAACGACGGTGAGCCTACTGGGTTAGCTATTCCGTATATCGTAACGATCTGTAAAGATAACAATAGCGTTTTATCAGTTCGTAGGAACTACGAAGAAACTGATCCTATGCGTAAGAAAGTTGAATACTTTACGCATTACAAGTTCCTTCCAGGATTAGGGTTTTACGGTTTCGGTCTAATCCACATGATTGGCGGCGTAACTAAATCAGCGACCGCAATCCTCCGACAACTTATTGACGCAGGTACGTTAGCTAACCTACCGGCTGGTTTTAAAGCGCGTGGCTTAAATATCCAGCGGTCTGATGATCCCGTACAGCCTGGAGAATGGCGTGACGTAGATACTCCTGGAGGAACTATCCGCGACTCCTTTATGCCTCTCCCCTATAAAGAACCTAGCGCAACTTTAGCGCAGCTATTAGGGTTACTCGTAGAGTCTGGGCAGCGGTTTGCGTCTGTAATGGATAATCAAACAGGGGACGCTAACTCTAATGCTCCCGTAGGCACTACCGTTGCGTTGTTAGAAAAAGGTCAGAAAGTTATTTCTGCAATCCACAAGCGGTTGCATTACGCGCAGCGTAACGAATTCAAAATCTTAAAGCGACTATTCGGCGAGTATCTACCTCCTGAATATCCGTACCAAGTGCAGGGCGCACAGCAAACTGTTTTCGCTGAGGACTTTAACAACAGCGTAGATGTTATTCCTGTTTGCGACCCTAATATCTTTAGTACGACGCAGCGCATTATTTTAGCGCAGACCCAGCTTCAGATGGCTCAGAGTGCTCCTCAGATCCATAATATGAAAGAAGCATTCCGCAAGATGTATATTGCGCTGAACATTAAAGATATCGACGATATCTTAATGCCTGATATGGCCCCTGCGCCTAAAGACCCCGTCCAAGAAAATATGGACGCATTGATGAGTGCTCCTTTACAAGCGTTCATTCAACAAAATCATGACGCCCACGTCCAAGCACATATGGCGTTTATGCAAAATCCTCAAACACAGCAGAACCCACAAGCGATGGGTGCGCTTCAAGCGCATATTCAGCAGCACCAAGCTCTGAAGTATCGTATCCAAGTGGAAGAGATGTTGGCTCAACAAGGTGTCCAGCTGCCACAGCCTGGGCCAGATGGCCAGCTGCCTCAGTTGCCTCCCGAAGCAGAAAGCCAAATTGCTATGGCGGCTGCTCAAGCAACTCAGCAGATTACTGGTCAAGAACAAGCTCTTGCTCAAGCGATGGCCGCACAGCAGCAAGATCCTCAGCGCCAAATGTTCGAAGAACAGATGGAATTGGAATTCGAAAAACTCAAGCAGCGTGATAGAGAGTCTGAGCGTAAAGCGCAGTTGGAAAGAGAGCGTATTGAATCTCAAGAACAACAAACAGACATCCGTGTAGCTTCTGATCTACAGCAAGCAGAGATGCGCGACGATAGAGAAGTAGATTCGAATTTAACTGAGATTGCAAAGATTGTTCGGGAGTCACAGGAAAGGGACTAAGTGTCACACTTAATAAGCAATATTCCACATTTCAATTGTTGGGTTAGAAAAGAATACACACATAATCATCTACAGTATCACGGAGAGTATTTACATGCAATAGCTATTGCGGTAAACACTATCCCAGATAGATGTTTATCCTTTCAAGTCGTATTTACAGGATACGAATTGAATGAAGAGGAAGATTCTGAAAATCTTCATGGGGGAGCGATGTGGGCTAGGATGCCTATTACCGCTTTAGTTGCTGACGCGATGATTGATGAAATGCCTGAATCAATGGCAACTCATTTAGCGCAGCCTTGGGATTGTAGTTCCCGAGACCATGAAGTTATTGTTATGGATCGTGTATCTTCTAGCCCTTGGCTGTGTAAGATAGATAGCGAGTTCCATACAGGGAAGTATTTGTTTACTGTGGATTACACAGGAAACGATATAGCTGATGATCCTGCACAACATAAGCAGAGTCATGTTATTCAGCTAACTGATGCAGGGAAATGGACAGGCAATATTGTAGCGTTGCCTAACAATCGTGTAAGAGCGACCAACCCTGCGTTATGGGAGACAGGTTCAGGAGCACCGGACTTTTATCCTAGTCAACACGTGCATAGCGCGGAAATTGACGATAGCTACATGGATCCGAACATTACGTTTAATAACTTGTACGCCGAAGGAGATTAAAATGCCAGGACGCAAAACGAACAAAAAGATGCCTAAGAAAATGGGCATGGGCGGTAAGACCGCTAAGAAAATGCCGATGAAAATGAAGCGCGGCGGCTCAACTCGTTCTCGTAGTAAAGGTAAAAAATGAGAAACCTTAGAAACACGGAAATGCCTTATCCGTCCCCTAAAACTCAAAAGGCAGGAGTCCAACCGTCAATCCCAGAACCTTCTAACGAAGGTTTTGCAAAAGCTACGATGTTGGCAGAAAAAACTATCAGCATTCCTGGCAAAAAAGTAAAGACCAAAGGAACTGGCGCAGCTACTAAAGGATTAGATTTTACTAGCTACGTTAACTAATGGATTTTATAAAATATTCGGAGCATTTACTCCGCAAGTTGCGCGAGAGACAAGAAGATCTCGCGCAGACTCTCGCCACTGGTGGCGCACAAGACTTTGTTCAGTACCAACGTATTGTTGGTGAAATTTCAGGGCTTAATTTCGCTGAACAAGAAATAACTACCCTGCATGGAAGGATGGAAGATGTCGAAGACGACTGAAGACGTTGATTTAAGTAGCATAGGAGCTACCCCAGAACGAGTTCTTAATTTTGGTTCTGATACGCCGTTAGAACCTGCTAAAGAAAGTATAACCTCTGAAAATTATGAAGCTCATGCAGATAAACTGCCGAACCCTACTGGGTATCGTTTGTTAATTCTGCCGTTTACTCCTCCAGAGAAAACAAAAGGCGGCATTATGTTAGCTAAACAAACTCTTGATAAAGAGCGGATAGCTACCGTAGTAGGGCTTGTCGTAAGAAAAGGCCCAGATGCTTATTCCGATCCAGATAAATTTCCTGATGGCTCTTGGTGTGAAGAGGGTGATTGGGTAATTTTTGGTCGCTACGCAGGAGCTAGGTTTAACATCGACGGAGGCGATATGCGTCTTTTAAATGATGACGAAATTTTAGCTACTGTAAATAATCCAGAAGATATTCTGCAATAAGGTGATATGTAATGGCTGAATCCCAAGATATTGAACTGATACTTCCTGATGAGGAAGTCGATTCTAGAGAGGCGGATGTTCTGCAGGAACCTGCACAAGACTTTGATATGTCTGCTCCAGAAGAAACTACTTCTAACTCTGATGAATTAGAAGAATACAGTGATGGCGTTAAAAAACGCATTGATAAGCTAACTTATCGTATGCGCGAAGCTGAACGCCAGAGAGAAGAAGCGATTGAGTTTGCTAAGAAAATCTCTGAGCAAAACAACCAACTTCAAACTAAGTTACACTCCTCCGATTCAACTCTAGTTAATGAATATACTCAGCGTATTGAACTAGATAAGGAGCGAGCGCGTAGGGCACTTAAAGAAGCTCAAGAACTTGGCGATGCTGAAGCTATTGCATTAGCT